GTCCATGAGCACGCGGGTGACGCCGACAGTCCACCGAACGGGATACCAGCGATCAGCGATGCGCACGAAGATGTAGGTCGGGAAGAGGAATTCGGCGCTGTTTTTGATCCTCATGCGCGGCGCCCAAGTCTCGAAGCGCTCGCGCATCAGCAGCAAGCGAACCAAATGCTCGCGCTGCACTTCGGTTTGCACGACGGACCAATAGCTCATGACTGCACCAATCGCTCGACAACGGCACCTATGATTGAGCTTGGCGCGCCGTTTTGCTCACGGGTTATTGCGTGCCGAATTGTTTCGAGAGGAACGCCGAACTGCATGGCGATCGAGAGCAGCACGGCTGAGTCGCGAGCGATCGCCTCAACTTCGCTTCCGGCCTTGCCACCAGCGACGAAGACCTCACCAATTCGGCCGTCGGGGTAATAGCCGACAGTCACGTAGAACGGCGCATTGTGGCCACCGTGACGGATCGCAAACGTCTCGGATGGCCGACGCTGCGGCAGCATGTTGCGATCGGTCATGCGCTCATTCCTTTTGGCCGCGCGGTGTCCGTACTTGGGGTGTCCGTACATGGTGGCGGACCCGCATGATGTACCGCGCACGGTGGGGGCGGTACGTCCCTCAAGGACGTACCGTCCGCACCCACCGGGTGCAGGGGGGTATATGGGGGGGTGTGGACGCCAGGGGTGCGGACGGATGTGCGGACTTTTTTGGATGTGCGGACGGGGATGTGCGGACACCCAACGGAACCGGATGTGCGGACAGGGAACCGGATGTGCGGACACATTATATGTATGTGCGGACGGGGATGTGCGGACGGGGTCATAGCAGCGGTCCCGCAGCGTAGAGGCAGGCGAAGCGCTTGCTCGGTCGTGCCGCTATTGGGCCAGTGCCGGTCTCGATCTTGCCCTTGTCGAGCAGATACTCCATTGCCTGCCGCAGAAGCTTTTTGCGCTGCTCGACGTTGGCGTGCAGGAGCTTGGCCTCGTCTTTTGTGGCGAATTCGTTGGGCGCGAAGTTGCGGGCAGTTTCCTTGTAGGAGACGACGCGGTCCTGCTTGTTGTATTTCCGCAACAGATCGAGGAAGAGATCGCGGGCGCGTTGTTCAAGGCTGGCGCGATCGATCGGCGACAGCTTAGGCAGCGTGTCCTCGCGCACCAGCAGGCCATTATGCCAGACAAGTCGGATCGGCTTTGCGAGCGCCGAGTAATTTGACTTCATGGTTTCGAGGATGCGGGCGCTCCCTTGCTCGGGCTCGTCATCCTCTTCATCGTCATCTTCGTTGCCCTTTTTCTTCTCAGTTTTGAGGTAGAGCCGTGAGCGCACCGAGTTGTTCCACGCGGTACTGCCGGAAAGCCCGGTCCCGCTCGAAATACCCGACAGACTCGGGTGCGAGAGCAGTATCATCGCGGTGTTGATCTCCAACGCTACGCCGCGCAACAGTGAGATGCATTGCCGCACTTGGCTGCGGTCTCGCTCGTTGACGATGAAGATGTCGGCTGCGGTGTCGAGCGCGATCCAGGATGGCCTGATCTCGCGCGCGGTGCGTCTCATCTGCTCGAATAATTCGGTGGGTCTTACGATGCCGCGTGCATCCGCAACCGCCATGGCGCTTTCCTTGCCAGCGAGCGAAAGCAGATGCAGACCGTTATCGGACAGTTCCTTGAAGTTCGTATCGTAGACCGGCCATTTCGCGATCCTGTCGTAGCGGAAGTGCAGTTCGCCTTCGTCGTCCTCTGCGGTAATGAACAGCACAGGCCCACATACGGGGAGTGTGCCGATCCATTCCTTGCCAAGCACGGTTGCGACGCTTAGTTGCTGCATCAGCAGCGTTTTGCCAACGCCGCCTTGTCCGCTCAGCAGTGTGACGTTATGTGCCGGAATAAGCTCGGGCACGGCCCACGCGTGCGGTTTGGGCTCGATGCCATGCCATAGCAGGATATTGATCAACGGCAGCAAGACGAGCGCAATCGGCTCGCGCATCAGATCAGGCGTCCAATCAGGCGCTTGCTCAACGAGCGTAAATAAGTTGTCCGCCGTGCCGCCTGCGTTGATCCAATCGGACACATCTCCCTTTGGCGGCATCTCAGGCCAGTGTTTCGATAGATCGAGATAGCGAACGCGCTTTGCTGTTCCGTCGAGCGCCTGCGCTACCGCATGCGCATGATCCTGGCCGGGGCATATCGGGCGGCCATCGTCATGGAAAAGTAGCTCGCCAGTCTTGGGATGTTTTTTCTGCGGATCGTTGTCAGGAATGACAACAACGTCCGCATCGCGGAAAAATTCAGTCAGCGCAGCACGCCATTTACCAACGCCACCAGCGTTGCAAGTTGCTGGGACATTCAAACGCTGGCGAAGTGCATCAACATCTTTCTCGCCTTCAACGATGAAAACGACATGCTCAGAGGCGATAGCTTCGAGCAGTTCCGGCAACCGGTATGGGATCGGCCGCACGCCTTTGACTGACCAATCCCATCCCTCGGGTTTATTTGGATCGAGCCTGCGTTGCCTAAAATCTTTGGGCTCATAGCGAACGACTTGGAAAGAAACGTCGCCAGTATCTTCGCGATAATCGTAGGCGGCGACAATGTGGGCGCGCCCACGACCATTCGTTTTTGAATGGCCGTCGTCATCAGATAGATCGAAGCCGTGCTCACTCAACCATCGCGCACTTTCGCGCGGTTCGATATTCGCCTCGCGCGCAACCAGATCGAATAAGCCGCCGCCCTCCTGGCTCTCGTGATCGAACCACGTGCCCTTTTCCAGATCGATCGACAACGATCCGCGCGAGCCGTAGCGCAGCTCCGTTTTTGACGACATGTCCTTGTTCGGCTCACCGAGCAGTGTCCGAGCGACGGGCTCGATCAAGGCTGCATATTGCTCCATCATACCCTGCCACGGTTGCGGATTAGTTGTTGGTCACGCTCGATGCATTCGAGATCGACGCCGTTGCGCCGGTTCCAGGCACGGATCGCAGCGGCGCGGCTATAGTGGGAAACGCGCGGACTGATGCAGAGCGCGTTGACGCGTTCGATTATCAGAGCCCCTCCGCGCACTGGCACGATGTCTGGCCTACGACCGCAGAACGGGCACGGCAGGATGCGCGTCATGCCGATCTCCGTCGCATGAACATCGGCACGACTTTCATCGCTTGCTTGGGATCGATGATCGCGCAGGCGTAGCTCCACAGCGCCAGCGCATCGGCCTCGTGATCGTTTGCTGCTTTCCAGCCCATCATTTCGCACTGGCGTATGGTCTCGCGCTTCGCCGTCTCGCGCTTGGCCATTCGGTCGAAGATGAAATGCGCGCGCACGTCGCCGACCGATGCTTCCGCGATCTGCGGGATGCCGCGCAGATGCGCCACGGCACGCATGACGCCGTGCAAGCCGGCGAGCCGATCGCGCACGGCACGGCTGGTTTGATTGAGCATCGCGCCCGGCGGCAGCATCGCCTCCAGGATCACGACATCGGGACGCGGCTCGACGCGCAGCAAATCAGACAGCCAGCGCAGGGCGTTGCCGAACACCATGTTGTTCGTGCTGTTGGTCGCGCCTTTTTTGCTGAAGCTCACCGAGCCCGCGATCGGCGTCTCGCCTACGCGCCCGCGCGCAAAGCCGGTTATGGTCGCAATGTCCAAAGCCAAAATGAGAGGTTGAGTGCGATCGCTCATTGCGCCGCCTCCTGAAAAACCTCGCGGTAGCAAAGGTCCTTCCACGGCCATAGCTCGACGGTCGGTACGAACCATGCCGGCCGTCGACCGCCATGCGCTTGCAGCCATTCCTCACGCCGGGCATCGCGCCCGATGCGATAGCCGCGAATAACGAAACGCGGCGCTTTGCCGGTGGCGAGAACGAAAGCGTGATCCGGGTCGTCTTTGTCCGGCCGCACATAAAGCTCGTAATCGTGCCGCCAGCGCGTGCGCACCTGAATCTTCAAGCCGATGTCGGGCGCCTTAAACGTGTTGACAGTCGGGGACCAAAAGCGGCCGAGCGCTTTCGCGACCGCGATCTCGCCACACGCGCCTTCGATGTGCGCGTTCCAGCCGAATTCCTCGTCGAAACCATAAGCATCTGGCCGATCCCACGCGGCAATGTTGCGCATGACACCGCAGTCTGCGCCCATCGCGACCTCGCAGTTCGTCAGCACGATCTCAATCGGATCGCAGTTCATTCCGCCGCCTCCCAACGGATGCGATCGATCGTCGCCGGACCTTTGTGGAAGCTATGGAAGACGAACCACGCGAACGGAATGGCGCTCGTCGCCTTGGGCCCGTCCCATCCCTCGCGGTGCATCATCGGCAAGCGATTGGTGAAGACGTGAACGCGCGCGAGCTTGCCGGTGTCGAGAATGCGCGAACGCCGGCCGCCCTCAAGGAAGGCAAGCCGCAAGAGCATGATCACCAACGGCGCGCGTTCGAGTGCGGTCAGCACGAACCTGTCCGCCAACGAGAATGGCGGATTGGTGACGATCGCCTCGCAGTTGAACTTGGTGGGCAGGAGAAAATCGATGCGGTCGAGGCTGTCGGGACAGCCGCGATATGTCAGATCGGTGGCGACGACCTCATGTCCCGCTGCACGCAGGACCTCGACGATGTTGCCTCTGCCGCAAGCCGGCTCCCAGATCAGGTACGGCAGGCGCTCGACCTTGAGCAGCGCGTGCACAGCCGCCGGCGGCGTGTCATAGCAATCGCCGGGACGTTCCTTGAACGGAGCACGCCCAACTTGGCAGGCATGATCGAGCACGACTGCCTCATTGGTTAGGCGAGCGTATCGGGCGCTTCCTCTCCGCGCGGCTTGGCCTTGCTCAACGCAGCCGCACCTAACGGCGTGTCGCCAAACTCCCCGAGCGCCCGCTGCACCTCTTCGTAGTCAGCGAGATCGTCCGGCTCGAGATCAGCGACGCGCCGCTCCTGCGCGCGCTTGGCGCGGCGAGCGGCGACGACTTCGCGAAAGGCGGTCAGGTTGATCCCGTCCTCCTTCGCCATGGCCATCGCATTCTTGATGCGCGTACGCGGAGCCTTGCGGGACTGCCGGTACTCACCCAACAGGGTGGCCAATTCGTCCGCTTCGTCGATGATCGTTAGATGCTTGTTGAGGTGGTCGGGATCAAAGCCGTTAGAACCTAACTCACGCATGGTGTGATCCTTGGGCGTCGC